GGGTTAGCCGGTGCTGCCGGCTACGGACTGAAACAGGTCGCTTATGGATTTCGGGAGGCATCCCGTCAGGCCTATAATCTTGATGTCTCGGCAAAAAATGCGGGAATGCGCGTTGACGATTTTACCCGACTTTCCGGGGCAATGCGTATTCTTGGGGCAGACAGCGAGAGCGCTAATGCATCAATAGAAGGTATTTTCAAAGCATTCAATGAGGCTGCCAGTGGTAAAAACGAGGGGGTTATGGCAGCGATGGCGCAAATTGGTGCTCAAATCCAAAAAAACAGCGATGGTTCAGTAAATACCCTTAAAACACTGGAGTCTATCGCAAAAATTTTTCCAACCTTGCGACCTGAACAGCAGAAGTCCGCCGCTGATGCACTTGGGCTGACGCCCGAATTGCTGGCGCTAATGCGTGACGGTGAGCGCATGAAAAAGCTGCTGGCGAAATCGGATGAATTTGGTCTGACTGTGGATCCGGCACTAAATCAGCAATTGAGTGAAGTGAACGGCACTATGAATGAGCTCAGCGCATCCTGGGATGGTCTGTGGCAACGTTCAAAAAACAAGGCACTTAAGACCATTCTTTCGGATGGTTCAGTCAAAGACGGCCTTGAAGGTGTTACCGATCTGTTCACTAATGGTGATTTTACTGGGCTGTCTCATGCTCTCGGTTTTATCAACAGCAATGATGCTGAGAAACTACGGCGCATTCAGAACGATAAGGAACTTTATAACAGCTTACCCCGCAGTGAACGTGGGCAGGTTGACGCGGGTTTCATGACTGATGCTGTAAGAAAGCGGTACGATGCGAATTACCGCGCGACCGATTCTGCGATTCAATTGCAGAATGACTTATCCGCTATCAGCCAGCCACAATCCAACGTTGCACGCGGCAATGTTCCTTACGGGGAAACAAGGAATAACGCAATTGGCTTCAGAAATAATAATCCCGGTAATTTGAGAGTTGCAGCAAACGCAACGGGTAAAAATGGCGGATTTTCTACCTTTGCGAATGATGCCGACGGAAGAACTGCAATGGCGAGACAGCTGATGTTGTATGGTGACAGGGGGAATAATACTCTGGATGGGATTATTCATACCTATGCTCCGCAATCAGAGAATAATACTCGTGCATATATTGACTCCGTCTCAAAAGCCACTGGATATGGAGCCAAAGAGCAAGTAAATCTGCACGATCCGGAAACATTAAAAACGATAATGGCAGCCATGATTAAACATGAGAATGGCGCACAACCTTATACTGAGGAACAACTGCTAAACGCCATCCAGACCGCCATTACTGATGATCGGTGGTCAGGGAAGAGAAATCCGGATGTGCTGGCCCAGCAGCGGTATGACATTATCTCAGGTTCGCAAACTGGAAATCGTGACTCCAGCACTCTTAGTAACCCGAGTGATGAAACTGATATTCTCTCAGGCTCGCAGAACAGAAATCGGGAATCCATCATTCTGAGTGATACGGGTAAGAAAAGTGATGAAAGTGTACTCGGCGACAATCTGGCTAAGTCTCTTAAAGAGGCAATGTCAGAACAACCACTTAAGCTCGAAATCACAATGGTTAATGATAAGGGTGAGCGAAAAACCTATAATGCGGAAAATAATGGCAGAATAACAACGGCCATGAATTACTGATCACTGTCGTCATTTCGTTAAGGAAGAAGTTATGAATGAAAAAGTTTTTGGAGCAAAAGCCATTTAGACTCCAAAGGTTTTTGCGCTTGTTTACCTGGTAATTGGCATTTTCCTCGTTTTTTCTGTTGTCTCAATGAATTTCACGGCGATTACGATATCGGTGGTAAGTGCATTGCTTTTACGTGTGCTTTATGAGTTCCTAATGAACTCATTCAAGGCGACTGAGCATCTTTACAGGATCGCCGAATCTCTTGACCGTAATGGATCCAGCGATAAATAGATAAGTCATTTCAGTGCATATGTAAACCGCCGACATGGCGGTTTTTTTATTTCCGGAGGCGTGATGCCGTCAATTATCCAGGACGCAATAACTTCTCTTTTGGGGGGAGATACCAGCGATGACTGGCAGGGGCAGTTACGGCCCAGCTCATTCAGAGGTGTGCCATTTGCAATTGTTGCTGAGGAAGGGAGCCACGGCCGACGCCAGGCGGTACATGAATATCCCTACCGTGATACAGCCTGGATAGAGGATATCGGGCGGGCAACACGGCGATTTGTTATTCGCGGTTTCTTGATCCAGAACAGCCAGGTTTACGGCGGCGGCGATGCTATCACGCAGCGCCAGTCACTGATTGAAGCCTGTGAACAAAAAGGTAGCGGTACGCTTGTCCATCCGACACTGGGCGAATTAACGGTTTCCATCCCTGAGAATGGTTTGCGTATTTCCGGTTCGATGGAGAACGGGCGAGTATTTGAATTTACCCTGATGGCAATTGAATCAGGGCTTAAAGTGTTTGCTGTCACGGGCAGTACCGTTGCAGGCGCCACGGTGAAAACCAACTATCTGAAACTGGTCAGCACTGCTGTGCTGAGCACGATTGCCAGAGTTAAGAGTGAAATCCGCGGTGTCACACAGGCTATAAACACCATCAGAGGCACGGTCACGTTCTGGACTAACATGGTTGACAGCACCATCAGTCAGGTCACGAATCTCAGCAATGTCCTGAACTCCACGTTCGGGAATACCCGGTACGGACGTTACAGTAAAGGCTCTGTGGGCGGTAGTTCCTCTGCTGTTGCTGGCAAATCGTCAGTTGCTGATGTGGATGATGAGAGAGCACTGGCTGACAAGGTAACAGCCCAGTCGGTAATGGACCGGAAAAATGTTACCGACAGGTCGAGCCAGCTTAGCAGCTCCAACACACCTGATGAGTTTGTCCAGGGCGTCGCCGACGTGGTAAACGCAATTCTTAACAGCGCCGGCAGCGTTAATGACCGAATCACAGCGCTGGAAAAACTGGCTAATTCAATCAGCACGGAGTACCAGCAGTCCGACAGCAGCAAAGCGATTTCGGCGACCATGAACACGCTGATTGTTGTGCTATGTACTGGTGCCATGACCAGTGCCGCTGCGGACTCCAGACCAGCCAGTACAGACGAGGCAGAAGAGTTAACTCAACGAGTTTCTGTGCAACTTGATACGGCGCTGGTTCTGGCTGGAGACCGCGCAGACGATGATATGTATAACGCGCTTCTCGCCGTCAGATCGGCATTCCTTTCTACGATGAGTGAGCGTGCTTCTGGTCTGAGCGAGCTTCTGCAGGTTACTACCGCTCAGCCGCTTCCGGCGCTGACGCTGGCAAACCGATTATACCAGGATGCCACCCGTGCAGATGAACTGGTACAGGAAGCGCGCGTACCGCATCCGGCGTTTATGCCGACAACCATGAAGGTACTGAGGCAATGAATGCAGACAGCGATCTGGATGTTGTTTCTTTGACGGTCGACGGCAAAATCATCGAGGGGTGGGATTCTGTCCGGGTAACGCGGGGTATTGAGCGTTTTCCCTCTGATTTCGATCTTGGGCTAATGGATTACTTCCCTGGCAACGAAGATCGTCAACTCGTTGAAGAGGGAATGTCTTGTGAAGTTCGTATCGGAGATGATCTGACACTGACGGGATATGTTGATGACTGGGAACCCGCACTATCGCGCTCCCGCCATGAGGTCCGCGCCACGGGCAGGAGCAAATGTCAGGACCTGGTGGATTGCTCAGCCGAGTGGCCTAACAACGTCATCAATGCCAGTAATGCGCTTGAAATTGCTTCTCGCCTGGCATCCTACTACGGCATCACCGTAACCACGGATGTTGATGAACTTGTGAAGGTACCCCAGTTCACTCTGAACTGGGGTGAGTCTCCGCAAGAAGTCATCGATCGGGTGGCCAGATGGTCTGCTCTGCTTTACTACGATCAGCCCGATGGAAACCTGTTACTGACCCGGGTGGGAACACGTCGTGCGGCAAGTGGGATAGCCGAAGGGGTAAATGTCGAGCAGGCATACTACCGCAAATCGATGGCTGACAGGTTTTCAGATTATGTCGGTGTATCAATGAGCGTTTCTCCAATTGCAGGGTATTCGCCTGATACGGCCTATGACGCTGTGACTCTGGCAACGGCGAGAGATCCGGAGGCCGCCCGCATGCGGTACCGAAAACATATATCGATTGTGGAAAGTACCCTGATGGCTACTCAACAGGCACAAAGTGCGATCGACTGGGAAATGAACCGGCGGTACGGACGTTCAAAACAGCTCTCGGTAACCATCGATTCCTGGCGGGATAAAGACGGGAAACTGTGGGAACCAAACACATTGATCCCCGTTGATCTTCCCACCTTACGGTTGCCGAAGACTGAATTGCTACTGGCAGAAGTCACCTATATGCGCGATGACTACGGCACCCATGCACGCATGACGCTGATGCCGCCTGAAGCATTCTCCGTTCAGCCATATGCCTTCTACCAGAACCTGGCGGGATTCAATACATGAAGCAACTATTTAAACATGCAGCGACCAGGATCGCCGGCATGCTGGGGATTGGCCGGATCACGGCTATGAAAGATGGTGGGGTGGTGCAGTCTATCCAGTACCAGACTCCGCTGGAGGTGGCCAGCGCTCCGCGGATGGCAGAATTTGGCTTTTCATCCGGCCTGCCGTCAGGGACTGACGTGGTTCTGGCTTTTATTGGCGGTGATCGTTCCAGCGCGGTGGTAATTGCGTCCAACCATCAGGGGTTCCGTCATACAGGCCTGAAAGCGGGCGAAACGGTCATGTATAACCAGTGGGGCCTTAATATTCTCCTGACGGAGAAGGGGATCTTCCTGGATGCAAAGGGCCAGAATGTTGAGGTCAATAACGCCACTAACGTGACCATCAATGCCAGCCAGGGGATCCTTGCAAATACCCCGATCCTGAGGTGCACGGGTGACATTGTTGATAACTGTGAAACCAATACCCGAACACTGAAAGAGCTGCGGGATGCACATAATGACCATGATCATGTGGTTAAAAATGCCCAGAGTGGCAATGACAATATCCGCAGCCAAAAAACAGAGGATCAGGTGACATGAGTGACATCGCTTCATTCTGGAATGTGGATGAGATGTTTGCTGACTGGCAGAAAGGGCTGGGTGAACTCACCACGGGGAACGATTTACAGACTGCAATACTGGACAGCCTGTTTACCGACAGGCTGGCGCGCGCTGACGATGATTATGAGGATAGCGATCGCCGCGGCTGGTGGGGGGATTCCGGGGAGGAATCCCAACTGGGATCCCGGCTGTGGCTGCTACGGCGGAAAAAACTGACCCCGGATGTAGCAAAAAAAGCGGAGGAATACTCGAGTGAAGCGCTCAACTGGTTAAAGGTTGATGGCGTTGTCAGCGAGGTTATTCCTGTTGCAAGGATCGTCCTGCCTGACCGGCTCAATCTCATTATCCGCTATCAGGCACCGGGGAAGGACTGGCAGGAATTCAGGTTTTACTGGATATGGGAGCAACGTTAATATGCCGTTTAAACGACCGACGCTGAGCGAACTCCGCGACGGAAACCGGAAATTTATGCAGGCGGAGCTTGAGGATGTTGGTGCGCTCCTGCGCTTCGCGAACCTGAAGGTACTGGCTGACATGGATGCGGGGATGGGGCATCTGCATTACGCCTACCTTGACTATATTGCCCTGCAGACAAACCCGTTTACCTCTACCGATGAGTATCTCGCCGGGTGGATGGCCCTTAAGCAGGTATTCAGAAAACCAGCTGCAGCGGCGAAGTCGCCTGCGGTACAGGCTAGTGGCAGTGTTGACTGTATTATCCCTGTTGGCTCGATCATTAACCGCGGGGACGGATACCAGTACCGGACGGATGCAGATCTTAAAATTCAGGCAGATGGATTTGGTATCGTCGCGGTGACGGCCATACTGCCGGATATTACCAGTGATGTAACGGGTGGAGGCGCGCGCGGTAACGCTGATGCCGGGACCATAATGACCCTGGACGCGAATATTGCTGGCGTGGATCCACAGGTAACGTTACTGTCCGCTGCGACCGGCGGAGCCGATATTGAAACGGAAGAGGATTTTCGCAGTCGTGGCTTGCTGGCATGGCAGAATCCGCCTCAGGGTGGAAGCGACGCCGATTATAAAAAATGGGCGCTTGAGGTTTCGGGCGTCACCCGCGCGTGGGTAAAGCGGCGTCTGAACGGGGCCGGGACCGTTGGCGTGTATATCATGTGTGATCGGAATGACAATGGTGGGTTTCCGGTCGGTACCGACGGAATATCCCAACTTGAGGACTGGGGGGCTGTTAAAGCCACCGGAGACCAGCTCGCTGTCGCCGACCACATCTATCCGCAGCAGACAGACACTGCCATTGTTTTCGTATGTTCCCCGATCAAGAAAGTCATCAATATTGAAATCTCTGGGATCAAAAATGCCGACAGCACCACAGTTCAGGGGATAAAAGACGCGCTGACGGCGCTGTTTTTTGATGAAGCTAACCCTGATGGTTCCGGGAAAGTTTACCTCTCTGATATTAACGGGAGTATCGGCGGTGTTAGCGGCACGACGGGCTATATTCTTAACTCTCCGACGGCCAATATCACCTTTGCTGTTGGCGAAATTCCGGTGCTTGGCGGGGTGAATTTTGTATGAGCCTCTTTTCAAAAAATGATTATGCCGATGCGCTTGGTGCGCTGCTACCGACGGGCAGGGCGTGGCCCCGGTCGCAAAGAACGGTACAGGCTGCGGTATTACGGGCACTGGGCAGCGCGTTTCAGCGTTCTGACAACGATGCGCAAAGCCTGATTACTGGTGCTTTTCCCCCTACAGCGACGGTAATGTTGTCAGAATGGGAAAGCTCTCTGGGGTTACCAGATGATTGTGCGATTGGTGAATCCGGTGGCGTCAGCGATCGCCAGCGCGCCGTGGTGGCAAAGTTAATCAGCACCGGCGGCCTGAACCGCGATTATTACATCCGGGTGGCTGCAGCTCTTGGTTATACCATCACTATCACACAGTTCCGGCCCGCTATGAGTGGCATGTCAGTATGCGGTGATGCGCTTAACGGTGACGAGTGGCCATTTACCTGGCGGATAAATGCGCCACAAACAACGATCAAGTATTCGCTTGCTGGCGCGTCCTACTGCGGAGATCCGCTCGCATCGTGGGGCAATAAACAACTGGAGTGTTCAATCAACAAAATTGCCCCATCCCATCTGAACATCATTTTCAATTATTCATAACTGATATTTCCCCCTCTGATTTTATCGCTTAACACTAAGTGAGGATTAACTATGCTCCGAATCGGGCAAGTCGAAGCCACTGCAACGCAGGATGGCAAATATACTGATGGAAGTGTTGCTGGTGGTATTGCCGCAACGAGGCTGCGGGCAGCAGCGTTTAATGCCATGCAGGAAGAGTTAGCGCATATCGTAGAGTCAGCAGGATTGGCGCTCGACATTAACGATATGACTCAGGTTTTAAAAGCCATTCAAAAACTCACACTGAGCCGTGCAAACCCATTTGCCGATATCAAATCAGATGGTGCAGCGGCGATTTCTACGGCTCTCACAAACCTTGGTTTGGGAGAAGCGGCTAAAAGAAATGTAGGGACAGGGGCGAATCAGATACCTGATATGGGTAGTTTTATGCTTTCTGCTTCAGTTCCTGGATATCAAAAATTGCCATCCGGTTTAATTATTCAATGGGGGCCAATTGATGTTCCGCTGACGCCTCAGGACACAGTAACCTATTTTCCGATTGCATTTCCGAATAGATGTCTGCGGGTATTTGCGACTCAGGATTACACTCCCGGCAGTGCAAATGTTGGCTATATAGCTTGTGCCGGTTATAACCAGGACCCGGTGAAATTTATTTCCAGAGCAGGCGTACCCGGTATCGGTGCTTCATTTTTCGCATTAGGGTGTTAATTTCTTTTAACTTTATGGAGTGAAAAATGAATTACATATATTCCGCGACTACAAACTCTTTCTATCCCTTGGAGATGAAAGAGGATTACACGCAAGCTGACTCATGGCCAGATGATGCTGTTGAAGTTGATGAGCAAGTGTATATTGAGTTTTCCGGATTACCGCCGAAAGGAAAAATCCGTATCGCTGGAGAAAATGGTTTTCCTGCATGGTCTGAAATTCCACCACCAACACATGAGGAACAGATTGCTGCAGCCGAACTGAAAAAGCAGCAATTGATTAATCAGGCCAACGATTATATGAACAGTAAACAATGGGCTGGTAAAGCGGCTATTGGTCGTCTGAAAGGTGAGGAACTGGCGCAATATAATTTGTGGCTGGATTATCTGGACGCACTGGAGCTGGTCGATACTTCCAGTGCGCCAGATATTGAATGGCCTACTCCTCCGGCAGTTCAGGCCAGATGACATCCGGCGCGGTGCTGGTATCTGTTGCCGTCACCGCGTCAATGTAATCCAGCACAGTGTTAAGTCGGGAGGTCTCTGCCTGCATCAGCTCCCGCCCAGCCCGTAATTTCAGTTGAATCAGACTAATGGAAGCCATTGCAGTATCAATCAGTGACTGACGCTGTGCTTCTGCCGCGTCTACTGCGGCGTGATGCTGTGCCTCAGTATCGGTCACCCATTTCTCACCATCCCATTTATCGTATGGCGTTAATGGGGCGATAGTGGTTGTATTTTCGGGGTAATCACCCGGAGTTGTGATTTCTTTGGCGTCTCCCGTTTCGGTGTTATAGACGATTTCTCCGCGATGGTCTGGCACATATTCCCATGAGTTTAAATCCGCAGAGCGGCAGATGGCATAACCAGCTTTATATGTTCCTGGTGCATCTAAACAGGAACATGCCGGAATACCGACACCAACAGCAAGATATTCAGTTGATGTGGAAATATATTCTCGTGTTTCACCATTATAATTATAGACAGTAATATCCCCCGCCTTCGTGGCAATAAACTCGCTATTTAATACGGCATTATCCATTATGCAGCCCTCACGATGTAATTAAATGAAAGGTTACGAGGGCGCATTGATATCCATGCCCCGGTAAAATTATCCTCCGCTGTCCTTTGAGTACCCGTTATGGAGTTATCTGCTGATGCAGGAACATAATCGCTATTATTTCCTGCTTTAGGATTAGCTGGGTTTCCAACAGTTATAACAGAATCAGCAGTAGCAAAAGCGATACCTACTTTGACATTAGTATTCAGATCGTAACCGTAATAATCCTGCAAAGCTGTACGAATAAATGTTGCAGCCTGACCACTTAGCAATGAACGCCCCGTATCAATCCCTCTAGAATCATCCCAGCCACGAATAAACTCACCACGTAAATCAGGCAATTTATTTGTCGGGTAAGCCTTTGCCAGTACCGGGTATTCTTCAGCAGAAAAAGCTGCTCCGTTGCATTTCAGCCAGCCTGTTGGCGGAGTGGCGGAAGGCCACGGAACAGGCACACCAACGGGTAATGCCGAACCTTCTCCCAAACCAACCTTTTTTATAACCATCAAAAATCTGGTGATGCTTCGCCGTTTCTCCTGTTTTCATAACAGGAGAAATCCCATGATTTACGGTTATGCCCGAGTATCAACAAACCACCAGGACACTGAATTGCAACTAACGGCGCTCAAGTCAGCGGGTTGTGAGAAAATTTTTGAAGAGCATGCCAGCGGGAGGAAATCGAATCGGCCGGTTCTAAAACGGCTCATCGCCACTATGCAGCCGGGGGATGAACTGGTGGTCTGGAAGCTGGACAGGATAGGCCGCAACGTTCTGCATGCGCTGTTGATGTTCCAGCAGTTACAGGAAAAGGGTATCAACTTCCGCAGTATTACCGATGGCGTGGATCTCAAAACAGCCAGCGGCCGCTATAACTTTCGTAACATCCTTTCCGCAGCACAATATGAATCTGATCTTAATAGCGAACGTACCTTAGCAGGGCTGGCCGTAGCCAGGGCAAAAGGGCGAGTTGGTGGTCGCAGGCCTAAGTTCACGGATGAGCAATGGCGGGAAATGGGGGAGCGGATGGCAACCGGTGAATCACGACAAAGCGTATCAAAAACGTATGGAGTAGGGCTCTCAACTCTGTATAAAAAGTTTCCAGCTAGCTGA